CTATCCTAGAATGCACAATAGTGGCAATGCTCCTAGTGATGTACTGTCCTTGCTCTCCATCGAAGTGGTCTACCCTTAAAAATTCAGCCAAGCCTCCGTATGAGCACTTTTGCGGCTGCACCCTGATGTTGTACTGTTTGGCGTTATTCAAAATGTTCTGGACCTCTTTCCAATTGCTAAGGCCTAGGAGGACATCATCCCCGTTATGTACTGTACGCCTAACCACACCTGTATCCTTCATAGAGACAGTGGTGTAGATATGATTCAAGACGCTGTTAACAAAAGTAGTAAGTCGCCAGCCAGATAATAGTGTTCCGTTAGCTTTGTAGGTTTCTTTAAGTCCCATGTTGTCGATAATTATCATGTTATCTAGACTGTCGATCGTCCACCTGGCTGCATCAATTTGATCTGGTGTTAGGAATCGCTCGTTACTGTCTACGTAGGCTTCCAAGACTGCTTTCATCGACGTGATGCTGTGTTGACTGTTGAAATCTTCAAAATCTAGGCACATGGGTAATCTCCCTTGTAACACGCTTGCAACTTTATTTCTGACATAAGTTGGCTCAGCTTTTCTACCAACAGGGAACTCGTTAGGTAAAACGTCTTCACAATTATAAAAAGCAAACTGCGCCATAACATAACTAGTTAGGTCAGTTCCGTATATAGCTCTGAGCTTGTTCCATTCATATTTAACCGAACCCCATGCCTGCAAAGTAGGTGCCCTCGATGCGAAGTGTTCATAACTGTAGTTGGGCATAGCATTCATGGCAATGAATTTGTTTTTTAATTCTCGTTCTTTTGACACAAACTTCATATCCTCGGGGTATTGGCTATGTATGCTACCGGAAGCCGACCATTGCCATCTGGAAGCCCAGTAATCAGACCATTCCAGAGTAGTAGGTCTATCCCTAGTATTGTCGGTTCTGTCGAAAATCTTTCTTGCCTCCTCGTACACCTGTTTCTCACGTAAGAGTGCTAGGTTTGGATTCACCCTATGGTCTTTTTCCTCTTCCCAGCCTACTTCTCCCAGAACTCGATTTACCAAAACGTCAATCTCAAAAACCGGTTTCAGGTCTGTTGCCGTTAGATTCTGCATTGATTTGGCTCTGACACTAATCTCCTTCCCAAGCTTACCAAAATCATACATCGTTGTCATGTTGAGTAGACCACTAGATTTAACGTAGCGCCAAAGGTCTTCAGGTAACACCTCCAACCATAGTAACAGACCAGCGACGAAAGAGACTGTCGAGTCTTGAGGTAAAGATAGGTGTTTGAGGGATCTATCTTTTCCCACGCTAGTTAGCTCCCTAAAAATGTCTGTGGCTGAAAAGTGGATATGATGCCAACCCGAAATCATTGAAACGGGTAACGCCTCCAGTATTTTATTAAAGTCCGCTGGTGTCCTGGTAAGCTCAGCCGGTACTGAAGAGTCGGTTCCGAATACTGCTGCCAGGTGACTCGGCTCATTCCAATAGCCTACATAAGAGTTGGTAAAGTGCCTTGTCAGCCAAGCATTTAGTTCAAAATAAAGTGGGACTACATTTTGATTCATCTTATAGAAGACGTAACTATTCCCACCGCTGTATATGCACTCAGTCTCGACGACCGTACCATGGTAAGAATATGCCACCGTACCTTCTATTTCAGCATCTTCTATCACATCTAAAAACGTGTAGTCAGCAGTGTTAAAGCTGACTAAATTGATATTGCTACCAGTTATCGTGATGGTGGACGGGATATCGCTTTCAGTTATTTTAACACGCTGAACGGATATGCCATCTGCTTTGACGTGTTGATGTAGAGTTACATCCCTCTCAGGTCTATACATTGGTCCCGAGACGCGGCGATACCAGCTAGAGCGGCCCAACAACTCTGGCTGTTTCTCCACGTCGACCCTACATTCTACGCATCGTTTGATGTTGCGGCCGTGTCTTGAACAATTAAATTGTCTGTATGCATGGGCACGGGGATAGCGGGCGCTACTACCTCCTCTGCCATCTGAAAACCCGACTGTGTTCTAGGTTTCCTCAGCCCTTTCACAAGAACGCGGTTAGAAGAAGCTCCAGCCCTAACGTTAAAGGAAACAGTTTTTGCAGAACGTTGCATGAATCTGACTGGTTGTAAAGGCGCGTTCTTATCTCCCCAACAGCACAGAGTGAGAACCGGTTTAGTTATTGACACTGTAACTTTCTCAGTGTTCATTAGTACTGAAGCGTTCGGTAGCGATGCATGCCTACCGTCTCGCCTACTGCTTTCAAAATCATAAACTTTAAAATCGCGGTCTGTTTCAAACCTCATAGAGTAGGGGTCTATAATAGACGTCTTGACAGAAGCATACGGCGTGAAGCCCTGTCCGCCGCGCGTCTTAGCTATAGACACGTCATGTCCATACGTTCGGTAGAGACTTGCAAACTGCAGCGCCGGCCTGAAAGCGAACTCCTCACTACGTAGATCCTTCGGTTTGATCTGTTGTACCCCCGTCAAGTGTGAAAGGCTATCAAAAGTGTCAACTATAGTCCCAATGACTAGAGCCCCAGAGACATAAGTTGGTAGGTAGTCCAGCTTAACTCTGTCTCCTACTGAATCATCGAAATGCTCAGCAATTTCAAAAGTGTCGACCAGTGCTAGTTCCTCAACAACTGGCCTGTAATAACAACCCTCATTCATCATTGTCTCAAACTCCTTACCTGTGATAACACTTATAGCGACAGCTTTCGCGTACGGGGTCTTCAGAGCATAAAGTTCCTCAATGTGACAATTAGCTGCAATGTGCCAGTCATCAATGGTTTGAGCATGATTATCGATCATAGCGTAAAGGCCCAAATACATGTAGTAGTTGCAAATCGCCGAGGCTACCACGAACTGACTTGGTGCTCTACCGTCCGACATCGTGAACTCAAAGGCGGAAGCAAATGGCACGAACGGCTCCCCCTCCAAAGCTAAACTAATTTTTGCTCTAGTAGGTGCGAAGACAGGCAAAACTACCTCACTGGTAAGGTGCCACCATGTGGTGGCTTCCATAGTGTGTGGTAGCGGTTGGACTGTCGCAGAAACAAACGTTTCGAAAACAGCGGCAAATTGCTGCTCAAGGCGGTTTAAAACGACGTAGTCTATAATCCACGTCCACATCTTGGGTGAATGTCCCCAATCAATATTGGGCTCCTCTTCAAAAATGGTCTGAACACCACCTACCGGTTCAAGCGCCGTGAGAACTCTTGACAACGGCGGAAAGTTGAACTCGCCGTTTAACTCTCGAGCATTAGCTCTGCCACACAAGTGAGAGAGGTAAAAATACTCCTGCTCTTTAGTCGCTGCAGAGTACTTTACTACATAAGGAAAGTGCCAGTGGTTAACGTTATTGCGATAGTTCCATCCGTCATCTAGAACTATCTCAGCTGGCATAGGTGCTTCGAGTGGGATTGAATATAAGTGTTCTGGCCCTGGACGATCAAGAGTAACTGAAACGTGAGAATCACGGTAATCAGAACCTCTGACTCGCAGTATCCCATCAGTGTCACCGTTTTGCATGTTTATCTCAGCCCGAAACCAGCTGATGAGCATGTTATAAAGAAACGCCTCGTGACTATCCGTGTGTGATTGTCCCCGTAGCAAGCTCAGAGTGTCTTCCTTAATTAACCGACGCTCCGCACCGGCTCTAGCAAATTCAGCTAGTGCCATGGCGGGTTCGAATACCCCATCATCATTAATAAATTTTTTGTTAATGCCAGAGTAATCAGAGTAGCTACTCTTCATTTCTAGGCGTTTCTTTTTGCCTACGAACTGGAAAGATTCAGTACTCTTGAGGTCGGCAACAAAGTTGCCGACTACCGTAGAAGCTGCGACTTGATAGTCGGCTAATACAGAAAATCTCCCTTGTTGGAGACGTTGGTTGTAGTTGTTTGTCAACTTGAAGTGGACTGCGTTTTCGATAAATTGGCTCATGGATC